TCAGATATGGTTTTTAGGGTGGGATCTAAATTGCTCACCTACTTCCCTAATTTTGTCAGGTGTAACTGCTTGAACTTGGGTCGCTCTATTGACCGTCATCCTGCCTGCGGTACCATCAATCTCGTCTTTATCAACATAAGCCACAGCCCCTACCACTTGCTCCCAGCTGATGACAAGCGTGGTAATCGCCTGCCCCTGATGGGTGCGTGTGCGTTCGGTAATGCTCACTGAGTTTGGTGATGTCAAGACATGAGCCTTAATTACCGAAACTTCTTTTTTGGGTATGGCGGCAATGTTATTGGTGGCGGTGAATTTGCTAATTTCATACTGTAAAGCAGTGAATGAAAAGCTTGCGTCATCATTTTGGCTAATCGTCATCACACGATACGCCCTTGGGGCAACATCACTTGATGAAATTGACACTTTGCTCATTTTCAACAGATGAAAAGCCTTTGATATGCTCTTGGTCAATACTGCCAGCTCTAAACTCCCATGACACATCAGCAAAGTTCGGCTCGCCATTGTCATTGATAATGGGCGTACCATCAAGGCGGATAGATTTGCCACCGTCTACAAGACCATATATTTCACCTTCTGATAAGCCGTACAGTGCTTGATAAAAGTTAGTACTGCTTGCTGTATCTTTTTGAATATATGGCTTGCGTGAGCTTTGTTTTTGTCTTTTTGCACCGTAGATTTTCATAATTACCCCTAAATTTTAACCCCTTGTACCATTTTATCTTCAGCATAAATCGCCGCTGAGACAATAAAACCGCCAATCTCTCGCTCACCGTATAAAATCGGTACAGGATTGCCCTGAGCCACCGTGGTGATTGCACCGCCAAAGCCATTATTTGGGCGGTTGCCATCTTCATTGTTTGGGTCAAGTTTGGGCGTTGGCATAAGCAGAGTTGACACACCGCCCAAAATCAAACCTGCCCCTGCAGCGATTAGCCCAGCATTCCCTATTGCTACCCCTACCCCGACCAATACCGCCCCTGCCACCACTTGTATCCAGCCCATTGCCTTACCGCCTGAGCCTATCACCCTTGGCATGATGTGAATGTGGCTTGCTGTGGTAATATCGTCCACTTGCTTCTCGCCAATGTTGGTTTTTTGAGTGCGTTTTTCGCCGTTAAAGATGGCAAATTTAATACCTTGTTTCTCAGCATTCATCATAAACGCATAAAAGGCAGGGATTTGGCAAGCCAACGCATGGCAAGCTTCTTTAGCGGTTTTGACATCAAGGTCAAAGGATTTGCCAAACTTTTTGGCAAGTATGCCGTGTAAAATGATGGTTTTCATGATTTTCCTATTTTTTTATAAAATAACCCTAATAACTCTTGATTTAACTTGTAATTAGGGTTATAATAACCCCATCTTAAATCAATAAGGAACTTTAAGATGAATAGCCGTCAAATGATTAAGCTAATCACTGATGACGGTTGGTATGAAGTTGCGGTGCGTGGCAGTCATCATCACTACAAACACCCAACCAAACAGGGCAAGGTAACCATACCTCACCCCAAGTCAGACTTACCAATCGGCACAGTTAAGCAAATCTTAAAACAAGCTGGGTTAAAATAACCCAGTATTGGCTATCATCTAAGGAGATAAATATGTTATATCCTATCGCTATTGAAAAGCCCGTCAGCACCAATGAGTGTTATGGCGTGATTGTACCTGATATTGTAGGCTGTTTTAGTGCAGGCGATACAGTAGATGAGGCGGTTAAAAATGCCTATGAAGCCATTGTTTTGCATTTGGATATGTTGGCTGATGATGGTGAGGATATCCCTCAAGCGACCGATATTGCTCATCATCAAGAAAATCCTGATTATCAAGGTATGATTTGGGCGGTGGTTGATATTGATTTATCCGCCTATATGGGCAAATCTGAAAAGATTAATGTTACCTTGCCAAGTCGCTTGATTGTCAAAATTGACGAAAAGGTTAAAGCACACAAATCGCTATATAAGAGTCGTAGTAATTACCTAGCACAGCTTGCCAGTCGTGATTTAGCCTAGTGACTGATGACGCACCACCATCGCCGTGCGTCTTTGCCAACTATCCCCATAAATTTCACGCACGCTAAGACCACCATGGGGATGGTGCAAAATTAGGGCATTACCCACACAATCAGGCGTGGTTTCGCTTTTTAACGCTCCATCATCGCCAAGCCAAATTAAGGCATGATTGACATGATGGGTACGCCCAACACGGCACAAGATGACATCGTGCTTTTGTAAGTCGTTTTTGTCTTGTACCTTGATAAAGCCTGCTTTGGTGAAGTTATTTTCATAAAGCGGCTCGTGATTTTCATATTCCCACCAGTCGTCAGTGCGGTCGAAATCTGGCAGGTGAATATCAAGCTCACGGCTGTAATAATCACGCACCAAGCTATAACAGTCTTGTACGCCATGATAATACTCACGCCTCAATAATGGGGCTTGATATGCGGTGGGCTTGTGGCATTTGATTTTACAATACTGCTCACCGCCTGCATGGTAACCAAAACCACAAATCACCCAATCTAGCCCATGTACGCCCATTTGCACACGGTCAATCTCGGATGGCTCGGCGTTACCATCTGGGTGGCTGTGAACGATGGCTTGTATCTGCCCCATACTTTCAGCATGGGCAAAATCTTTGGGGTCTATCTCAAAATGCTCGGTAGGATTGGGAGCAACATTATCACAAGGGTAATAATCCTCATCTATGATAAGCCCACAGCACTCGTTAGGATAGGCGGATTTGGCTGATGCCTGCCGCGAAAAATCCCACCCATTTTTGCAATAAATCCCTTTTTGATTTCCTTTCACTAGGTGTAAGATAGTTTCATTTTGACCAATTCCCATAAAAAATACCCCAAACTTTTACAGCTTGGGGTATTTTTATTTTTGGGTTTGGATTATCTTAAAAACTCCACAATCTTGGCAAGTTCACCTTCAATGTGTCTGATAATAAGTCTCTCAGCTTGGTTACACTCTTCAAAGTTTAGACTGATGTTGTTTTCTGCCAGTTTTTCTTTGATGAGTTTGACATAGATGTCAATCATCGTGGTGTCCGTGGCTGTCTTGTTTGTTAGAGCATATTTGTCTAGGTAAGCACCAAGCTCATCAATGCTATCAATTTCAATCTCATCAACCAGCTCGCCACACTCTTCATTATCCCAAACACTCATTACAATCTCTTCGTTATCACTTAAGACTATTAGAATAAAATGGTCATCAATGCCACGAAACCATAAGGCGCTACCTTCTTCCAATTCAGCACCAAAATCTACCACGCCATACTCTTGGACAAAATTTGAAACCGCTTGAATATCTAACATCAAATTTACCTTTAACTTGTTAATTTATAAGGTGCATACTGCCGTACTCACCCATCGTAGTCCAGTCTTTTTGCAATGAATTTTCACTTTTTTAAAACTTAACCAAAATATTGTCCTCATAGCCAATTTGTGCGTTAATGCGAGCATTGACAACAATCCGCTCAAATCCCCCAACCCTTTGCCAAGTGGGTGGTTCGCACTGCTCTACATAAGCCATATAATCCATCAATTCGCTTTTGGTGGAGCTAAAAAAGATAAAAGGTGGACGCACAAACTGCATCAGCCTTAAAAACTTCGTCATACCAAAATAGCCGTGCTTGGCATAAGCCCCCTGTGCGGTGCATAGATAAGGTGAGTCTAAGACAAGCAAGCAATTTGGGGTGTCTTGGTAGTTTTGTAACAGTTTTTCAAAATCTAGGCATTCAAGGATAAGCCCGTCAAGATAGCCATCTGCATTTGGATAATCAGTTTTAACAATGCGATTATAAAAGGTGGACTCTGCCAAAAACTCATCAAGACTGCCAACTTGTCGTCCGCTAAACAGTAGCCAACCTGCCAAGGTTTGCACATCAACAAAAGTCCCGTTGTCGGCACTTTTACGGATATGGTCTAGGACTTTAGCTTTGGCGGTGTTTGACAATTTGGCACTTCTTGGCTCGTCTTTTAAGATTTCAAACAGCTCTTGGCGTAAACGGTTGGTATCATTGATGTGGGTAAGGCGTTCAGCATAGCCGTCAAAGTCGTTATAAATGACGGTGGCTTTGGGCAAAATACGCTTGGCATTGTGGGCAAGCAGCCCAGAACCACCGAAGACATCAAGCACTGTAAAGCCTTCGCCGTCATTTGGGACATTATCTTTTAAGATTTTTTCAAAGTGCCTTAAAAACATTCGCTTTTGCCCTGTGAATGGCAAAGGAGCGGTTTTGTAGTGTTTGGTAGAAAGTAAATTGAGTGTCATAAACTTATCCTTTTAAAGTTAAAGGCGTTCAGGACACTCAAAGCGTTTGGATTGTTGGGATTTGGGTTAGGTTAGGAATAAAAAGCCGTCATCAAGTGGCTTGCGATAAACTGTGCGACTTGCGGACTTAACGGCATTTCCCGCAGCCCTAGCCTCAAAAGCGTTGGTCTCATCCAATCCTTTGCAAAGCCCATCATCGACAGTCGTTCGCTCCCTGACAGCCATCTGACCCCGTCCGTTTGGTACAGCGATGATATCGGCACAATTGATGTTGATGGCGGATGAGCCGACCCCTGCCAGTAGCGTATGGTGTGCGTCCGCCCAGCACGATTGCGATTCAGTCTTGCCAGAAATGCGTTCCACTGACCCCAAGTCAGCCATAAGGCTAAATGGCGGGTATTTTCCAAGACCTGCGACCAAGAATACTCTACGGCGTTTTTGGGGGATTCCGAAATAACGGCTGTCAAGCACTCGCCAAAATCCCACATACCCGCATTGGGCAAGCGTTTCAATGACTGTTTGTAGGTCTTTGCCATCGTTGGAATTGATGAGACCTGTGACATTTTCAAGCACGACAAATCTTGGCTTAATACTTCTGATAATCTCAACAGCATCAAAGAACAAGCCTGTGCGTTTGCCGTTAAGTCCTGCTCGTTTGCCTGCCATTGACACATCTTGGCAGGGGAAACCGCCGATGATGACATCGACACTTCCGCCATTTGGCAAGGCTTGGAGTTTGGGCAAACAGGTTTGGACATCGTCAAACTGCATAGCGTGGGGGAAACGGTCTGATAAAACCGCTCGGCAAACGGGGTCAATTTCCACTTGCCAGCTGGTGTGAAAACCTGCCCACTCAAATCCCAAGTCAAATCCGCCAATGCCAGCAAAGAGACTGCCGACACTGGGTTTTGATTTTGGGTATTGTTTGGGGTTAGGGGCGGATTGGATTCGTTGGTGTGTTTGAGCACTCATAGGTTTCCTTATTTAAAGGGTTATGATGCTCGTGGCATTCTTTGGTTTGCGTGTTAATTTGATTTAAAGTTTTGCATCTTGGGCATTTGATGGCAAAATTGCCTGTGCCAATGGCTAAAAGTTTTTTGCAATTTGTGCAACGCTGTTTCATTTTTTGCGTAATCCTATGGATTTTGTGGTAAAATAACACCGCTTAGCTAAGCAGGCGGTTCTTTGGGCTTACGCACTCGCACTGCGTGGCTGGTATGGCGGTGGTCGCACACCGTCATACCGACCGTCTTTATCTGTTTTTTGCTTAATCTAAATCACTTTATTCTCCTTTCAAACCTTGTAAATACACGGTTTTTCCGTTTCGTTTGGTGGCGGTTAAGATTTGATTTCTTTGACCTTTGCCGTCTTTTTTAAAGCCGATATGCACCCACGCACCGTCACCCCTTTCAGGAAATTCCAAAATCAACTGGTCAAAGGCAATCAAGCCCTTATCACGCATTTGGATGATTTCTTTGGCAAATGCCACAGATGTAAAGCCTGTGGCATCACAATCTGCCGCCAGTCCAAAGCGATGAGCGGAAGTTTTTGAACCACCAACCAGTTTATTGACCTTTTCACTGCGAAAGCAAGAAGTTACGATGATAGCAATGGGCTTTTGGTATTTGTCATTGAGATAAGCACGCACCTTTTCAAGCTGATGGGCGGTATAAGTGATATTGGCAAGATCGCTTTGGCTTGGGGTATTGGCGACCCCGTGCCGTCTGGCGGTTTCGCTTCTTGTCAGCTCACGGTAGCTAAAATGTGGCGTGATTTGGGTTGGGTAATTACTTGGATTTGGCATTGATTTCTCCTAAATAAGACCAAAATTAATTATCCAAAATAGATAAATGGCGAACAATCTCAGCAAGTTGGTTAGGGCTAAACCGAAAGCCTTGGTTTGAACCAAAGATGGCGTTATAGCACCACTCGCTACAAAAATACTTACTTGCATGCTGCCTTAGCCCAAAAACCACACCAAGCGCACCAAGCAAGTCATATTTTGCCCCTTTTGTTTGCCAGTAATATTCTTCAATATCAGCGGCAGTCAAACCATCAAGGGCGATTAAGTCCCATTTATCATCAAGTAGCATCGTCTTAGTGCGCACGCCACCATCACGAATGCTTGATGAGTAACAGTGATAAATATTACCCTGCACCTTGATAGCGATCTCACAATGGCTATATTTGCCTTTGGTTATAAAGCGCGTGATGGCATCACACAAACGATGACCCACTTTATCCGCACGCCCGTGATAGCACGCCAAAAATACTTTATTGTCCATGTGTCTGACTCCATCCTGTGCGATAGTCATACTCTAGTGGATTATCCACCTGAAGCATTGCCAAACGGTGCTTTTCTGCATTAGCAAAATCCGCTTGCTCTTCGGCTAGCATCGTCATGGCGATCTCATTGAGCAAATCTTTGGTCATCGGCACAAATTCGTTATCCATCGTTTTCCACAGCAAATCAGGCGGTAAGCTTGGCAATACTTGCAGAGCCAAATACTGCGTGCGGCTTGGGTCATCGTTATGAAACCATTTGCCAACAGATTTGATATACACGCCACTTCGGGTATTGCTATGGCGTTTTTGCTTGATGGCTTCCCACACTTGGGCTTGTTGACTTTCTAGTGACTGCACCGCTTCAATGACTTTGATTTCTCCATCAATGAGCTGTAGTTCACCATGAAAACTGTCGTGATATTCAATCGCAATTTCACCACGACTTGCCAGATCGTCACGATCAGGCTCAAAATCACAACTTGCGATGTTGTTTCCAGAAGTATTAAAGATATAAAACATTACCTCACTCCAATAACGATATAATTAGCAACCCCTGCCACAAAGTTGGTTCTACTGCCATAATGCCCAAGATAAGCACCGACATGAACCACCCGTTCATCAACCCAACACTCAAAGCCATAGTGAAAATGCGTGCCTTGCTCATTGATATCCCAAGCAGATTTATTAGGATTATCTTTATTGACCGATACCATGAAGTGGCACTGTGACTCACGATATCCAGAGGGCAGCGGCAATGTGCCGCCATGAGTAATCGTCCCAGTGAGCACACTAACCTTAGGCTGGACTGATTTAACAAACGCCGTTGTCGCCAAAGTTGTATCATTGCTACTAGTGGCAGGTGTTGGGGCTTTGGGGGATTGTGA